TGTCAAGAACTTGGTGCTACCAAGCGAGCAGAAGATCCTGATTACTGGGTAGTTAAATCCTATGAAGCTATTCAAGAGTACATGATTAAGGAACTGGATAACAAGGCAGCTAAGAAAACAAACTATGAGTATGTAATCATTCAAGACGATGTTCGTTATATGAATGAACTTGCTTTTGGGCGTGACTTAGTTGCAACACAGATCTTTATTTCACATGGTATTCGCAAACTTGAAGAACACAAAGCTGAGTGGCGTAACCATGAAAGCGAGCAACTAGCTAACAAAGTGGAATTAGATTTACTTATTCCAGCTAAGCAAGCAGATGCGGAAGAACCATTTGATATCATCATTCAAAACGATGGTGATCTAGACGATCTTGATTACATTGCAAAGCACGCTATTGAGTATTGGTTGGATATAGGATATCTAGAACTTGAGGAATACAATGACGATGCCGACAACAGCAATTCTTGATGGAGATATCATTGCCTATAGAGCTGCCTTCTGGGCAGATGCCGAAGGTATTGAAGACCTACCTGGTCGTATCAATCAAGATATTAAGAACTGGACGCCACAAGGTGTAGATACTGTTTATGTAGCTATGTCTTGTCCACGCAATAAGAATTTTAGGAGGATGTTTTGGTCCGAATACAAGAAACACAGGGAGGATTTCAAGTCCCCCGATTCTATGCCGATTGCATTGGAAACAATCTATGCAGTGGAAAATATCAGTGTACGATGTGTAGACCACCTAGAAGCAGACGATCTTATTGGAATGTTGGTGTCGTCAGGTCAAGCCGTGGGTGTGACGGTAGACAAGGATCTTCGACAGATCCCTGGGTGGCACTGGAATCCAGACAAGGAATCAGAACCGCTCCTGGTATCTGGAGAAGAGGCCGATAAGTATTTCTACCAGCAGTGGATGACTGGAGATACTACAGATAATATCTGGGGTCTTTGGAAAGTTGGTCCTGCCAAGGCTAAGAAATTTCTAGAAAACCATCCCCCTGAAGAATGGGATTCAGGGATTATGGCAATGTATCAGGATGAAGATTGGGCTAAACGACCCGAGGAAAAGCGTCCTCTTGATATGTTCCGTAAAGATTTTGCCCTAGCCCAAGCTAGGTGCGTTCGTATTCTACGTCATGGCGATTATGACAAAAATAATAATACAATCAACCTGTGGTGTCCAAATAACCACGGAGTTAGAAACATTTTGGACTTAAGTAAGGGAGATATTTATGAGCAAGGTATTTGAAGATTTCGTGGCTACCGACAAGTATTGCCGATGGTTACCTGAGTTAAACCGTAGAGAGACATGGGACGAGGCTGTAGATCGTTACTTTGATTATTTAATTAATCGACTTGATCTCAGCAATAAGGTTCCCCTAGAAGAGATGCAGGAAATTGGTAATATTCGACAAGCCATGAAGGATCGTCAAGTATTTGGCTCCATGCGGGCTCTTATGACGGCTGGCCCTGCGTTAGATAAGGATGATGTAGCTGCTTATAACTGCTGCTATATTGCTATCCAGTCTATCGAAGATCTCTCAAATATCATGTACACACTAGCCTGTGGAACTGGTGTTGGATTCTCTGTAGAGAAGCACAACATTGCCAAACTTCCTATGGTTCATGATACAATTGTAAAGACAGATAGATCCATTATTGTAGAGGATTCAAGAGAGGGATGGGCTAATGCCTATCGTGATTTTGTTACTCATCTCTATAATGGACATCATCTCAATGTCGATACAAGCCAAGTGCGTCCATCGGGAGCACGACTAAAGACATTCGGTGGTCGTGCTTCTGGTCCAGAACCATTCATTAGATTGATTAAGTTTACTGCTAATACGTTCTATGATGCTCGTGGTCGTAAACTTAAGCCAATTGAGGTTCACGACCTAGTGTGTCAAATTGCTGATTCGATTATCTCAGGTGGAGTTAGGCGCTCTGCTTTGATTTCTCTCAGTGATCTTAATGACTATGAGATGGCACATGCCAAGAGTGGCCCCTGGTGGGAAAAGGGTGGTCATAGAGCACTAGCTAATAACTCTGCTGTATATGAAACCAAGCCAGATATGGGTTCGTTTATGCAAGAATGGTCTTCATTGTACAACTCTCGTTCGGGTGAGCGAGGTATTTGTAATCGTGAAGCAATGCGAGCCATTGCACAAAAGGCTGGACGAAATCCAGACTTTGAGTTTGGTACTAATCCATGCTCAGAGATTATCCTACGACCAAATCAATTCTGTAATCTATCAACTGTTGCTGTCCGTCCTGATGATCAGGGTCCACAACTAATTGATAAGATTCGTTATGCTACAATCCTAGGTACTTTACAGAGTGCATTGACAAACTTTACATACTTTAGTAATCAATCCTTCAAGAAAAACTGCGAAGAAGAGAGACTACTGGGTGTATCAATGACTGGTATCTTTGACAATAACCTAACTAACGGAGGTCATGGGCCAGAAGAACTTAAGAAACTACTTAGTGCTCTTAAGTTTGTCGCTAGGAAGGTAAATGAAAAGTGGTCAGAGTACCTTGGAATTAATCCTTCCAAGTCTATTACATGTATTAAGCCAGAAGGCACGACAAGTTGTGTAGCGGGTACAGCCTCAGGGCTGCATCCTCGCTATAGCAAGTTCTATATTCGACGGATTCGTATGGATAAGCACTCGCCAATGGCAAAGTTTATGATTGATTCTGGTATTCCACATGAGAATTGTGTAATGAAGCCAGATCATACTCTTGTCTTCTCATTCCCAATCAAAGCTGATTTTGGAATTACAGAAGAACAGATTAATGCTATTGGACACCTTAACCTATGGTTAGCATATCAAGTGTGGTATTGTGATCACAAGCCTAGCATTACTGTTAACTATACAGATAATGAGTTTCTGCATGTTGGTGGTTGGTTATGGCAACATTGGAATGCCGTTAGCGGCATTTCTTTCTTGCCGAAGGATAACCATGTATATCAGCAAGCTCCATTCGAAGCAATTTCCGAAGAAGAGTTTAATAAGTTAGATGAGCAAATGCCATCTATTGTTGATTTCGGTCTTCTCTCTCAGTACGAGATGGAAGATACAACCACTAATGCTAGAACCTTAGCCTGTACAGCTAATGGTTGTGAGCTAACCTAAGGAGTTTAATATGTCCCATTTATTTGTTGAATCTGAGTACGATATGGACTTGGCGTTAGCCGAAACTATTAAATTAGTTAAGCTATCCAATGCCACATTGGATGTAGGATTTAACAATTTAAACATGGTGAATATTTTCCTAGACAATCTTAAGAACGAACTCATCGAACAGAAGATTGCTCCAGGAGAGAAGAACTTTCATTTGAATATAATGGTGAAAAATAATGAACAAGCTTGAAATTCTATTAAAGAAGTGGAAGGAGGGGTCCATCAAGGACCCCAACCTTTCCCTTTGTTTATCTTATATAAATTCAATTAAACTGGAAAAATTACATGAAAGACAGCCTACAGTTGTCGAAGGATCTGATCCAGTACCTGGAGAAGACAATTCAATTAAACCCAAGCGACTTAAAACTAAAGGACTATGAACGAGGTTTTAAGGCTGGTCAATTAGAAGTAGTTGCTAAACTAAAGGTTCTATTTGAACAGCAAGAAAGGAGAGTGACTGATGGGCGGTAAAAGTGGAGGCGGTGGTGGTGTAGATACTCAAAGATATATGCAAGAACAAGAAGCCATGATGCAACGGCAGATGGAACTACAACAGCGTTATCAGCGAGAAGCCGAAGATCGTATGCGCGCTGAACGAGATAGAGAACGCCAATTAGAATATCTCCGTAGACAGGAAGCAGCAGCCAGTAAAGAAGAGTCTCTATTAAAGCAGGAACGACAAGAAACTGCTTTGTTCCAAGAGATGACTGGACAAACCAAGAAAGATACAACGGAATTTGGTGGCGGTTTTAATTTAGCTATGCCTACAATTGAACGACCTGACTACGAAAAAGAAGATAGACCAATCTAAGGAGAGACAATGAAATCTGAAAAGACTATTAAAGACCGATGGTGGACGCTTAATGCAAAACGAGAATCTAAATTAAACAAGTCTCGTGCTTGCTCAGCTTTAACTGTACCAACCCTATTGCCTTATCAATCCATCAGTGGAGAGGATAATCTTTTTCAGACATACTCTTCAGTACAATCAAGAGGTGTTACTTCATTAGCAAGTAAAATCCTTAGTGTACTTATCCCGCTAAATGACACACCATTCTTCTCCTTTGGTCTTAAGAATGGTCGTGAGCCTACTCCAGAAATTGCTGAATACCTTAATAAACTTTCTTTTCAGGTCTATCACAAGTTAATTTCAAATAACCTCAGAGAAATCTCATATCTAGCCATGCAACATTTAATTGTTGTGGGTGATGTATTGATTGTAATGGAGAACGACTTCTCATTCCGAGTCATCCGNCTAGATCAATTTGTTGTGCGTCGAGATGTCAATGGATCGGTAAAAGAATTCATCTATTTAGAATTCATTTCACCATCTAACGAGGAGCCAGCAAGTGCCTATGACTTCATTGCGGGAGAGGAAAAACAAACAGGTTTTAAAACAGTATACGTTAGAGTCTTCCAAACGGAAGATGAAACGTGGGAAGTCGAAAAAGAACTGGAAGGTTCCATTATCGACAGAGGGTATTATACTGTTCTGCCTTATATTATACTGCGTTGGGCTAGTATTGCTGGCGAAGATTACGGACGCAGCCATGTTGAGGATATTTACTCAGATATCAGAACC